GGTAGAAGCATCTGTTAGAAGCATCTTGTTTACCATTTCTGCGTGGTGCTTACCCATCTCTTCTTTCATTACTGAACGAATGTCACCAAGACCGTCATCCTTGTCTGCAAGGAAGATTGCTGTCTCAGACATATCGAATGTGTGAGCAATGGTCTTTGGCTTTGCTGCAACATGCTGGAAAGTAGGCTTTACAGTCTCAGGTAGTGTTGCGTTTTCTGCAACTCCACCGTGTAGAGCACCGCCGTTAGGCTTTCCAGTAATTACACGCCATCCAGAACGGTCCCAAGGTCTCTTTGGTAGAATAGAGAACGCATTGAACTCTTGGTTCAGTTGCGACCATACTTTTCTACCATAGATTGCTTGGTAAGTACCAGCGGTTGTGGATAGCATTGGGCTATCCGATTTCAGTAGTTCGCTACCAGAGTATGAGTAACCCATTGAGTTACCTGCACCATAGTAGTATCTTTCCATATCAGTTATTGTTCGTACATAATTTCTTGCCATTTTTCATCATCTCCTGTTTTATGCACTCCTAAATGCGCTGTTTGCAAGGTTGTGCACCTCATCCCATGACATTTCTGCCAAGTCTTCTGTAGAAGGAACGTTAATTGAAGGAACAGAATCTGCACTCTTTGTGAGTGTTTCACCTGTTTCTGCTTGTGTTGTGATTGAATCAATTCTCTCAGATAGAGAAGAAATTGCTTTTGAAATCTCATTTAATGGTCCACGAGCGTCAAATTCCATTGCAGTTGCTTTGGTAATTTCTGCTGTTTTTTCTGATTCATATCGGCTTGCGAAGTCATGTTCAAGGGATTTGCGTAGTTCCGCTTCTTCCATTGCTGCTTTGTAAACTTCGTATGCAGCCTCTACATCAGATGTAGATACCATATCAGGAGTTAAGAAATCGGATTTTGCAACTTTTCCACCACTACCAGTAGTTTTACCTACAGCGTTAGTAGAAGGTGCGCCGTTTTCTTGAGCACGACCTTTAACTTGAGCCGCGAAATAATCAGCACCATCGCCGATTGCTTCAGGGGTTGAGCCAAGGTTGGCTTTTTCGAGTCCATCGAAGTGACTTCTTGCACCGTTAACATCGACTCCAGCACTCTTTAGAGTGTCTTCCATCCAGTTTAGGTATTCAGAAGTAATGACATCGGAAAACTCTGACTTTTCTACGTCAGCATCTTCTTTCTTTTTGTCATCTTTTGCTTCTTTTTCATCGGCTTTTTCGGGTTTGTCTCCCTTCTTGTCCATCGCTTCTTTCAGAGCAGGAGGCATTGCTTTCTCCATATCATCAAGGCGACCTTCAAGGCGAGACAAGACATCAGTCATTTGCGTCATAACATTATCATCGTTTGTCATATTTTTCACCATTTGGTCTTGTTTCAATATCCTAAAGGTGGCCTCAGGATTGATGCCCCTCTCACATATTGTAATCTCGTGAAGTTCTAGTTTGCTGATTTCTTGGTAATCACCGTGTTCAGCGTCTGATTTTCGAACACGCTTGAAAGCCTGTCCTCCAATACTAAAACCACGAAGCGAACCCTTTCTTATTTCTGCGGCGACTTCTTTCGCCTTCTCAATGTCATCTCTCAAAGCAACGACGACGAACATTCCTGTGTCATCAACTTCGCTTTTCCACAAACGACCTTGGTTGTCGGTGTAAGAAGGAATAACCTCACCGACCTGTATATTTGAATGTGCTAACTGTACATTACGAAACTTTTCATCTTGCATGTACTTTGCAAAAGCATCTTTTAATGCATTTTTAGTGATTTTGTCACCTTGTTTATCAACAACTTCAACACTAGCATATCCAGCAACAACTAGGTCTCCGCCTTTGAGAATAGTGATGCCTTGAGAATTGCTGGAACGAACTGTCGCAGACATCATAGTCAGAGAAATCTATTGTTATACTATTTATATGAAGCGGATTTTAATTTTTTCTTAGTATCTCTTTTAGCCTTAGGATAATCTTCAGGTTTCTCTGGTTCCTCAGTAGGTCTACTTCTCATATCATAATCAGGCATAGTACTCTCATCTTGTAGAACTGTTGGTCCTCTTGGACTTCCGTTTGGTTCTCCCAAGTCTATCCCCAAACCTCTTCCCGCCATGTTAGAATGTCCTTTATCTAGAACATCTAAACTTCTTTCTATAATTTCTAAAGCCTTTTCAAAATTAGGTTTGAGTAATCTATTCTTATCATCAGCATCTACAAGACCAGCACTTTCTTCTTCTTGTATTTCTTCTCTAACTTTTTTATCTTCGGCAGGAAGTTTTGTCACTTTTCCTTTCAACATTAAACTGGCGACTTGTCCCCAAAACGGCTTCAAACTTTCAGATAACTCTACACTATATTCTCCTAGTCCCATATCTGAAAGGGTAGTAGTCGGAGAATGAACCCAATATCCTAAAGAAGATTTTTCTAATTTATAGGTAACACTATCATCATTAGGAAGAGAAACTATGAGTTTATTATCTACAATATCAATATCGTGTGGTAAATGAATAGGAGGGAATGATTTAGCAAGTAGAGATAATGTCTCTAAACTTGCACTTCCTTCGCCCTCACCTTCACCGACTAACTTACTTAATTGTACATTATACACATCTCTTTCATAGTTTTCATTCTTTTCTACACCAGTGAATCTTGCCCTTACAATCTCACCTTCTTCAAATGGTTTAGGACTAGTGATTGTCGCTACATCGACATAAACTTGGTCTTTGAAAGGAACAGCCCTATCTCCAAATCCTTCTTTATCAATTACTGGACCAGCACCTAATCTGTAAATAAACTCAGGTGCTTCACCTCTTCTATCTAAAACAATCAGATTTAAATCTCTATTCTTACGCAATAAAACCCACTTAGGGTGTCTCTTTTCTCCTCTCATGTAAGTAGATTTATTATCTCTCAATAAAAGTGTAGAATGTTCTTTACTCAAACTATCTACAGCATCTTTCAAACCCTCATCATCTGTAAATCGAGTATCATGTGGTCCACAAATTATCACTTCTTCATGGCTATCAAATTGTCCTCTTAAAACTTTGAATCTCTCTCTAACAGTCATATCCATAATATCTGTACCATCATAATGCATGATATCAATTACGTGTAGATTCTTTTTGGATAGTATAGCATCAAATGTAGCGTCTTTTTCTCCTAATTTTTTGATACCTGTTTTCACCCAATCAGGAACTGCACCTCTACTACCATCTTCATAATACGCAGTGACTTTCTTATTTTTCTTAGTAATGACTAATCTCTTTCCATCATACCATTTTGAGACACACCAACCACCAGTAAAACCTCTAAGTTCTTCTAATTGTTTAAACTTGAATATTCTATGCATTGGTCTAATTGGCGGAACCCAACCGGGTTCCTTATCCCCTTTAATTAATAATTCATCAGGATTCAATAATGCATTAGCATAAGTTCCTGCATCTTTTCCTAATAAATTTAAGGGGTCAGACATTTGTGTAGGAAGGGCTTCAGCAAAACCTTGAGGAGTCATTTCTGCATGAGATTGCTCATTTTCTAAAGGTACTGATTGTACTGCGTCTTGTAATTGAGTGCTCATTTCGTTTCCAAATGCAGTATTGAAGTGTCTAATATTAGGCTCTATTAATCTTCTCNCACCTTTTATTTCTGAATTAAAAGTAGGNGCNCCACCTTCAAAAGAAAAATCACCTTGATATTTCATTTTTTTTCCACTTACAAAACTATCCCCAAATATGTTTGGTACAGTAGGACCACTACCATCATGTGAAACTGGTTGATTAAACCAATCTATTTTTTCAGTAGAAACTTTTGTGTCCAAAGGTGTATCTGAACCATCATGTAAAACTAAATTCCTAAAAGCATGAATACCTTTACTAAAAGGATGTAAATTTTTTGTAGTTGCTCTTTTTTTACCATGAGTAGAAATAAACGGTGTGTTTTTAGCAGGTCTATATGTTTCTTCTCCTCCAGTTTCTTTGCTTTTAGTTCTCAAACTTTGTTCTATATAATCCGGTTCAAAATATGTCATCCCTAAAGCGGCAGCATGTTCTTTTAAACCAAGTAACTTACTAATCTTATTACTATTGTCAAGAAGGCCATTTTCAATACCAAAACTTTCTTTTTCTAAAATCTTAGAGGCTTCACTATGTAAATTATGTCTTTCTTCTTCATAATGTTCTTCTAGATTGTTTTTCATGTTTTCAAAATCAGCAGCATCGTGGTCTATACCAAATTTTGATAATATACGAGAAAGACTTCTTTTAGTTAGTTCTGGGTTTCTAGAATGTCTTTCATCTATATTGTTTAGTAATCTAAATGTTGATTCTAAATCTTTTTCCTTAGTTACAAGTGGGCCTAGTAAATCACGTTTTCTTCTTGACTCTGGGTCATTTGCTTGTTTACGTGAAAGAAGTACTTTTTCTTCATTTAAACTTCTACTTCTATCCCCTCCTACTTCTTCATGGAGGTGTTCATCTAAATCTCTATCATAGTCATCATCAAGTAAACTAGATAACATTTGTTTTTGAGACATCAAAAATCTTCCCTCACCTTCAGGAATTGTACCTAAAGTTTTTCTGATATGGTCTAAATGTTCTTTATCTAAGGGGAATCCTAACTGTTCTGCTATTTTGTGTGCATCAGTTTTACTATGTACTGGAATACCAGCCTGTTTTATGAAACTACCAAGACTATGTAATTTAGGGTCTAAAGGTACTTCCTCTTTACTAAAGCCTAAATCTGAAGTAGTAGGATGAGGTATACCTAATTTTTCATAATACTCAGGTGGTAATACTTTCAAAGCCTTGTTCGCAGCCGCAAATAAAACCGCAATATTACCTCTAATATTTGGATTGCTTGGGTCTAAGAAACTATCAGGGCAATACTGAGTTAAGTGTTTAACCATTTCAGAAATAATGCGAGCATCATCTTGTAACTTCTTGTGAAATCTTACACCATGATTAAAATTTTCAAAGGTTTGAGAAGAAATATCATCATTAGTTTTTGCATCAAAATAATCTCGACCATGATTCGCCATCAATCGTAAAGCATGACTAAGTTTATTTCTACCTGCTTTTTTATCTTCCATAAATATCTCTTCAAAAGAATTTACTAGTGTATCGCTTATATCTGTCTCAACATCATCATCAACTATCCTTTCAATTGACATGCCCCTTTTTAACCCGTGAGGGTTATTGTGATTAGGATTTGTAGATGTTAAAAGTGGTGCTATGTCAGAAAGTCTTGCTTTTCTTCCAAATTTTTCTTTATTTTCTTCAGCAGTTCGACCATGTAATTTACTAGCGACATGAGGAGCAGTAGAATGATTTCTAGCAGCATTTATAATATTACCAAAACCCCCAACATTTTTAATCAAGGCTTTGTTATGTTGTAAAGCATGAGAACTAATTTTACTTTCTTCTGGTCTTGGAAAAAATAAATGAGCAAACATACCTTGATTTTCATTTGGTGTTATATGGTCTCCTCTTGTTGAGCCTAAAATAGAGTTTCCTTCCTTATCCGCTATTGGATAATGTAATGACCTGAATAATGTGTGGAAATCCATTCCTAAAGCGGCTCCCATATAAGTGGGAGCAAATATAGATGCAGGAGTACCGCCCAAATCATCAAAGGCTTTTCTTATTTCTGGAACTTTAAGTAACTCATTAGAAATTTTATTATTTTCATAAGCATTGTAAGCATCATCTAATTGATTATGCTTAGAGTCTAATCCTAAAAAATCTTTTTTCTTTCTTATTAATTCTTTTTTCATTTTATTATCTATTAAAGGTCCAGAAAAGTTGTCATAAACTTCATGTTCTTCCATCTCATTACCATCTGAATCAAAACCCAAAGCGTGTAAAAGATTTCTTTCAGGAATCATATTTTTAGCACTCTTACTTTCTTTTGCTAAGGCTTTTTTAAAATCATCACCAGATTCTCTTTTTAATTTTAATAATCTTTTCTTACTCATATTAGGAAACGCTTGGTATAACCAACCGTCTTCATCAATATCATGACCCATAGCATCATGTAAATTTTCCAACGCAATCTCAGATAGGGGTTTTAGAATTTGGTCTTTACTTGTTTTTTCATAAGTTATATCACCAATAATTTTTCCATCTTTATCTACAGGCACTTTTGCTGCTCTAAAAGCAGAATCAAAAGCAAATTTATCTTTATCAGTTTCAGGCAAATTAGACATTAATATTGGTGTTATATTATTGTCACCACCTAAATGTGGCTCATTAGAAGTAAATGTTTTCGCATTCGAGGTTCTAGTTCTTATGGTTCTTTTTAGTCTACCCATAGGTAATTCAAAACCATCATCAAATTTTACTAATTGTCTATTAGAGTCACTACCTTTATTTTTATCATGAAGATGTTCAAAAATCTTAGTCCTTTCTTTTGGTGAAAACCACTCAAGGCCGAGGAAATGTGATAAATCTGAAAGATATTCTGGATGAGCCATATCTTTTGGGTTTTCTAAATCACCTATGCCCGTTCCATAATATTCTGCTAATGTAGGGTCTGAGCCTTCTTCATACTCAGGTTCGTGCTTTCTATTTTCCCAAGATTTTAATCTATCTTTGAAATGATTTTTTCTTAACTCAAAATCACTAGAACCATCATCGTTATTTTTTTCCAACGTTCAAAATCCCTATTGTACGCATCAACTTCATGACTTAATGTATTAGCACCCTTACCTGTGTACAAAGGGCCAAGAAAACTATACCCACCCTTAACGTTTTTTGAAAGAGCGTGGTTACCTGTTTTTGTTAGATAATTTTCAACTGCTATTTCATAATTTTTTATTTTCTCAGCAATTGATTTTTCACCTTCTTTTGCTGGTAAAAATTTTTTTGCTAATATATGAAAACGCATCGGTATACCAGATTTCTTCTCATCATCATCATCATCAGAGAGTTCAATAAAAGAGGGTACAATCCTATGAAGAGGGTTATGGTCTCTATCGAAAGGGTGAGCATTAGGATAATAACTAGTTGGGTCGCTTTTTATTTTTAATTGAGCACCATGTCCCCTTGCTGCTGTATGTGGAATATG